GTAACTTTAGTTTTAATTTTCCTACAATGATGATGAGTAAACTATAATAATTGGGCAATTAGCCTAAGAGGTAAGGGGGAGTTATTGGAGCCATGGAAACCGAGATACAAAAATGGATACTCCCCTTTAAAATTGTGTTGTATATCACATAGAAAAGTTGTAGATTTAAGATACTGCAATAGTAAAAGAAAGATGCTCTCCCCGAGCATAAAATAGTCAATAATAACAAGGAGAAAGTAAATGAAAACTCTGTATTTCGACCTAGAGCATGGTAGTCAAACTCTTGGAAGTGAAAAAGTAATACAGCAGTTATTTGGATATAGTGTACTTCGTCCATCTACATGGGATTCATTCCAGCATGTAATTGGACAATTATATACTAAGAAGAAAACTGTTGTTGAAAAACATATAGGTGAGCTAAAAATTGAAGAAGAACAAGAAAGTATTCTTTTAAGAGAAAGTGCTCCTACTATAGATGCTATAATAATAGATACATTCTCAGAATTAAGTAAAAAATTCATGAGAAGTCTAGTAAATAAAGAAACTGGTAAAATGATGTTACAAGATTGGGGTAAACTCAAGAGTAAACTTGATGGATGTTTAGAATTTGTAACACGAATACCTGGCGTAGTAATATGTAATTGTCATAGCAAACTTCAAACCATGGATGATGGTCAAAATAAGATATTACCTTATATTGATGGTTCAACCAAAGAAGATATAGCTAAATGGTTTGATTTTGTATTCTATACAAAAACTAATGTTGATATAAAAGGTAATGCTAGTTATGTATGGGTAACAGGAAGATCTGAGAAATATGATCATGCTAAGGATAGAACTGGTTTACTTGATAGAGAAATTCCTCAAGATTATCAGTTAGTATTAAATGTTTCAAGAGAAGCTGGATTTGAAGGTTCTAAAATATTAGTTATTGGAACTCCAGGATCTGGTAAAACATATGCTCTTAAGACATTAATAACTACACCTGAAACACAAACTAAAACAGAAAAAAAAACTAAAAAAAGTGAAGGAGTAACTGCATAATGAGAACATTAACAGTAAGACAAGGTGGCTCTGATTGGGCTACAGGCTGGCATGAATTAACTATAAGTACAGCAAAATATGGTACTTATAATGAATCTAAATTCTTAGAACTTGGATTTGAACATTATCCTGAAAATTTTACACTTAGAATTTATGCTAAGAAAGGTAAAGATGGTGAAGAATTTGCAATAGGAAATGTCTATCGTTTTGCTAATGCTGGTATTACTGAAGTATTAGAGGGTACTGGTGGAGATAAAGTTGTAAAGATAGATGATTCTGCAGAACAAATGGTTGGTACTAAACTGAATATATTATTCTATAAAGAGGGCGAATACACTCGTGCATATTCATCTGTAGCTCCTGCTGAATTCTCTAATGCAATGGATACTTTTACTGATAATGATGTAGCATATTGGAAAAAGAGAGCAGAAACTAGGTTTGCTAAGTACACACCTGGAAACAGTACAACAACTACTGTACATGTAGCTTCTCCTGAAACAGAGATGAGAGAAGAAACTGCTGAATTACCATTCTAATTGGGTAATCTTCCATTAGGAAGAGATAATAAGGGGAGTCAGTCGGATGCCAACCCATGGCTCCCCTAAATTTAAAAGGAGAAAATATGACAAATGATTGGGGATTAATGTATAATATAACTCATTCTGTATCTAAAAGTAAAAGGCTAATATATGAAAGGGAAAGTTTTTCTGTTAAATTATGTCCTATATGTAATATAGCCTATGAGTTGACACGTAATGAATATAAAAAAACAGTAACAACTCATTATCATGAAGATTTTCCAAGAAGAGGTTTGTATCAACAAACATGTTTTAAATGTAAATAAGGAGAACTAATGGAAAAACTATTTCAGATGATGGATAATGTAAAAGAACTCTTGACTAATTGGACATCAATAAGAGATAATGATGAAAAATTAATGGCTAATATATGGGGTATGTATATAGGAGAAAAAGACCTAGATAATATGAGTGGAAGAGATTTATTATCTGCTTTATCTCATGGAACATTACCTAGTTATGAGTCCATATCAAGATGTAGACGTAAATTACAAGAAGAATATCCATATCTCAGAGGTAATCAATGGCATCAACGTCATAAAAGAGCTAGAACAATCAAAAAGGAAATGCCATCATATCAATGCTTTGGAGATGAAACAATATGATTAAAGAACTAGCATTTGGATTAAACAATAGACATCATTTCGTACAAGAAGAAAAGGTATCAGATTGGATGAATATGGGTAAAGATACATTTATGTCTTTATGGGATTACGATGATTATGTGATAGAATACACAAAGAAGAAGAATTCTTTATCAGGATATGATGGATTATTGTACATGCCAGATGAACTCATTCTAGATATAGATGGATCTAATCCAGATAATGCAAGACAAAAGACTATCGGTCTTACTATTGTATTAAAAGATTTAGAGATACCATATAATCTATACTTTAGTGGTACTGGATTTCATGTTGGTATTCCAGCAACAGCATTTAGATGGAAGCCTGACAAAAATCTTCATATCAAAGTAAAGTTTGCATTAAAATCTGCTGGTATATATGATTATGCTGATCCTTCTGTAACTGATAAGACGAGATTAATTCGACTACTTAATACTAGAAATGGTAAAAGTGGTAAATGGAAAGTTCATATTCCAGATGAAATGATTCATAAACATATAGATCATATTTTAGAATATGCTTCTAAACCTCAATCATTAGTACCAAGAGAATTAGAATGTGAACCAGTATTTGATGTCTTAATTAAACATACTAATAAAGAAAATGTTTCTGCTGCAAAATCAATAGGTAGAGCTCCAGATTCTGTGAACTATCCTTGTATACAATCTATGTTAGAAGGTACTAAATTCGGTAATAGACATGCATATGCATTAAGAGTTGTTGCACATTTCAGATGGTTATACCCAGAAGAAATAGTAAGAATCCTTGCAGAACATTGGAGATTATCTGTAGATTTACCTGATAAACCATTCACTGTAGAAGAGATGGATTCAATTATCAACAACTGTTATGAAGGTCATGATGGAGCTGGTTATAGATTTGGTTGCGATGATCCTATTAAAGATTCATTGTGTAAGAATACATGCAAACTGTATAAATCTAAAAAGAATCAATCAATAATGACAGCTATAGATATGGATAAAATAATGTCTGAATTCTATACTACAAATCAACAACCATTAGATTTAGGTGCTATGTATGGACAAAAATTCCCTATATATCCTGGAGAAGTAATTATTATACAAGCTCCTCCTAAAGCAATGAAAACAATGCTATTACAGAATTGGGTTAATCATTGGAAGAAACCAACATACTTTATGGAAATGGAAATGTCACCTAGACAAATATGGTCTAGATTTGTAATGATAGAAAATGGATGGTCAGAAGAGGAAATTGCAGAACATTATAAACGTATGCGTAATGGAATTACTAAGGGTTTTGAATGGTTAACTGTAGATTATGGATCTTGTTATCCAGCTGAATTACAAAAGAGAATATCTATGTTACCTATTAAACCTGAAATAGTAGTTGTTGACCATATGGGATTACTTCGCAGTAAACAGAGAGATAATAATATGAAAGTAGAAGAAGCATCGCAGGCATTAATGGAACTAGCAGTACAAAACAACATCATTGTATTTGCTGTTAGTGAGATAACGAAACAAGCATACAATGAAGGTATGAATTTAGCATCAGCTAAAGGTTCGTTTAGAATTGCATATAATGCAAATAAACTAATATCTATTAATCCTATCAGAGGAGCAGATGGACAAATAACACAATTACATGTTAAATCTGAAGCTAATCGTGAGCGTGAAACCTTAAATGTCAAGCTATGGGTAGAAGATGTAAGAATAACTGGAACGGAGGTATGTGCCTATGAACAAGTCGTTAGTTGAAATTACTCGTGAACTAGTATTAGCAAAGAATGATTATGAGATATTCAATGAAGAAGAACTTATGGAAAGAGTCGATGAACTTTTTACAGAAATGCATCAAAAAGAAGATGGAATCTTCTGGATGTATAAAGAGGCAGAAAAAGAAATTGAGATGTTTGAAGAACAAATCAAGAAATTGAAAACCCATACCGCTGTAATGAAAAGAGCTCAAGAACGAATCAAGATGTTGGTTGTAGGTACATATGCTGAAGTAAAACAATTACCAAAGCATTCTGTATTCAATCCTATTAAAATATCAACATCATCAGGAGCAGTAGATATTATAGATGAAGAGACAATTCCAAGAGAATATTGGATAGAAGTAATAACTAAAAGGTTAGATAAAAAACGTATTTTACAAGAGCTCAAGGATGGTACTACAATTCCTGGAGTACGTCTTGCAAATAATGCATACGTTAGAGGATTAAAATAAATGCATAAACCCTATACATATAAGGAAGCAGTTTTCATACCTAAATATAGAAATCTTACAATTAAAGGTAGGGAACGTAAATGTGCCTTAAAAGCCTCTAATAATGGCGAGTGTTGGTGGGTTTATCAGTTTTTAATCATTAATCCAAATCGAATGGTAGGGAAATGGTAACGCTGAGGAGAGTCAAAATCTAGGATTATTTGCTAGTAGTATGTACTAAACTAGCTTTCAATCTACAGCTTACCTTCCCTGCATAAATAATAAGGAGTAACAATGTTAGATAAAGATTTAAAAGATGATTACGGATTCCAATGGATAGATCTTTGGGATAGAACTAAACAAAACAAGGAGACTGAAAATGCCGACTAAGACTAAAGAAAAACCTACAAAGGAAACTACTCCTAAATGGAGCATGAATCAAGATGATTATATTGAATTGTTAGAAAGCATTGACACTAATGCACAAGCAATAAATACTCTTATTAAAGATGTTAAAAGAGTCAAGATAAGGATGGGACTATGAGCAAACAAAAACATAAGAAACTTGGATATAAAGAATACGCAGCTCTTTTATCTGAAGCTCACCAGAAGATTGAAATATTAGCTAGTAAGGTACATGAAATCCAAACCTATCTTATTGCTTATATAGAATATCGTGGAGATAACATATTATTCAACGAATGGATGAATGTGAAGATAAAAGAAATGCAAACCGAAGTAAAAGAAGAGGAGGTAGAAAATGAATTACGTAAAAATGACAAGTCTGATGGACAACATCTGGAAACAAGTACAGCAAACTAGAGATGATGGACAGAAAGAATATGCTCATGACCAGGATAACGTATTTGCAAACTTTAATAGAGTAGGTAATCTTCTCAATGTTAAACCAGGCAATGTATTACTTGTATATCTCATGAAACATATTGATGGCATAACTGCATATCTTGCTGGACATAAGTCACAGCGAGAAGATGTTAGAGGTCGTATTAAAGATGCTATTGTATATTTATGCCTATTATGGGCAATGGTGGAGGAGGAAAATGAAGAAGTATGAGAAAGTAGGCTCTGGATATGCTAATAAAAATCCAAAACATACACCTAATAGCAAACATCCTATGTTTACTGGTGAACTAACCATCAATGACGAGAAGGTAAACATCGCTTTGTGGAAGAATGAAAGTTACGGTCAAGAATCGTTTTCTATTCAAGCTACAAAAGTGACAGATGAATGAGGTTAAGAAAAGGTTTGTTAAAATGACATGTAAATCTTGTAATGAGGTAACTGTAATGGAATATGAACAAACCACTGCTGATGAATACAATGTCACTATGGGGGTGCAAATGGGGTGTAATGATGCCTTAGAGGCGGTTTCTCAAGAAAGTGGAGGTATACTGCACCATAAGATAAAAGAGGCCTTAAAGCGTCTTAGGGACGAATTTGGCTTTGGAATACCAGACAAGGAGACCTTAAATGATAACTAGAAAACAACTCGATATCATTGCTAAAATAGTAATATATCTATACCATGATGAGAGAAAACATTACGAAGAAACTGCATCAGAAGAAAGAAAAAATCATATATATAGAGATATTAAATCTATAGATCAATGGTTATCATCACAATATAGACGATTGGGGGTAAAAGATGCAGAGAAGCGCAAGATCAAGCAAAGCTAAAGGACGCAGACTTCAGAACTATGTAAGAGATATGCTGAGAGATGTGTACACACAATTGCATCCTGATGATATAAAGTCCCAAACAATGGGCATGACAGGTGAAGATATCGTCAGAACCCCCGCAGCTAAGAAAGTATGTACATTTAGCTTTGAATGTAAAAATGTAGAGAAATTGCAAATATGGAGGGCCATAGAACAGTGTGAAACTAATAGGCCTGACTGTAGCTCATCAGCTATAGTCTTTAAAAAGAATGGTAAAGAACCATACGTAGCAATACCCTTTACCGTATTTTGTGACATGCTACAAGCTGAAAATGAAGCTAGATAAGGAGAATCAATGACAGATTCACAATGGGGAGTACAAAGAGTACTCGCAGAGGATATATTCAAAGCTTATATGGAGTGGGATAATGCATCAATTACAAGAAGGAATAAAGCCGAAAAAGAACTATGTAGAGTCTTGGCCCTACGTTCCCAATACTCAGAATCTCCACGATCCTAAGTTAAAATTTGAGAAAGTTTTAATGATGGTAGGAGTATTTCTACCAATACAGATTGTATTTGGTGTGATACTCTACTTAATCAAGAATTTTTTTAAGTAAGGGATAGGCTAATTGAAGTTCTCTTGCTGGAGGGGGAAGTAATGGTGATATAACTTTGTTTGCTCTATCTATATATTCATCTTCATCTTCCCCTTCTATGATGGCAAGCATAGTAAGGAATGCATCTATTGTCCATCTAGCACCAAATCCAAGAAGAGTCTTCTTAGAATAATAGTCTATAATCTTCTCTACCTCATCATCTCCATCTCCGTATGTTAAGGCCACAGCAAGTCCTGGCACAAGAAGCATTAAACTAATCAAGTCTGAAGTAGAACCTCCAATAGTACGAATTCCTGGTACAAGCCTGGTTATTTTTTTTACTCCTGGTATTAGTGTTAATGGGCCCATGATTCCAAAGTCCCATACAGCAGTCCATAGTCCTTGAGTAAAGATCCATGCTCTGAATGCTGCTAATCTAGGACTTACAGTACGTAAATGGTCTTGACTATATTTATTATATCTAACCAATGATTCAAGCATCTTTGAAGTTGCCTTAAAATCTACATATTGGCTATCTGTATTCTTTAACTCTTGGTATGCTAGCCTTACAGTATCAAGATCTTTAGAGAATTTCTGCATAGACCATACCTTAAATTGTGTAAAGAATGCTCCAATATTGCCTGAGGACATTTGGCCTAAATCCTGTCTAGACAAACCAAAATCCATTGTCTCTACATAATCAACTCCAATTGCAATAGCTTTTTCTACTAATACAGGATACTTTAAAAGATCTCCTAAGGGCATTTCAGTTATATCACCTTTTCTCATAGCAGCTCGTACTCCAATGATGAAACTTAAAGCACGTAACTCTTGTTCAGTCTTACCCATTGTTGGGGCATGTCCTCTTCTTTGAGCACTTGCCCACCATTCTGTTAAAGTGGCAAGAGTCTTTGCAGGAGCAGATTTTAGATAAGGAGCTGCTTCATACTCTTTATTAATAGCATAGTTAACCCATTTACTAAGAATATTAGTTCTATGCATATCCCCTTGAATTGCAGATCTTTTCTTTAACCTACTAGGGGGAGGTATAGATCTAATAGTTTCTCCTAATTTCTTTTCTAATTCTTGATGTAATTTTGCCTTCGTCCTGTTATTTGATGCTATTTGAGCCTCAGTATTTGCCTTGGGCAGTTTGCCTACTGCCTTCCAATACTTAAGCATTTCTTTTGTCATTCTCATGATATGTTTATTCTCTGCTCCAAGAGTATTTGCATCATTTGTAAGGGTTTTACTAAAGAATTCCCTGAAATCTACAACTCCCGATAAGCCAATAAGACGATCAATATTTTTATCTCCTGCACCTAAGATCTGGTATGCATCATCCAATCTATCAATACCTATATCAATTAATTTCTGGATTACAGCAGTATAGTTCTGAGCAGCAGTACCCCATCCTCGTAAAAGGTTACCTGATATAAAGGAAAGAACTTGTCTTGTCTTTCGATCTATTTTAGCAGCAGAAACATTTCTTCTTTTTGATGCATCTTTTCCAAACACTTTAGATACAGAATCACTATCCCATTTCAACCAACCAAATCCTGAAGCAGCATCAGGCTGATACAGAGATACTTTATACTGATTTAAAATATAATCCTGTACTGGCGCTGATCGAGCTCTCTTTAAATTCTTTATAAGTTCGATGGTTAATTTATTTCTCTCTAGCTGAGTAAAATTATGTTGTAAATAGTCAGAATAAACAGATTTATCGCTGCGTGCTTTTCTTATATCAAATTGATTGCTAATATGTTTAGCATGTTTAACATCTCCACCTAATGCTAAGTATGTACCAGTAGACATATCTACAGGATAGTCATCTTTACTATCTCTTATCTTCTCAGCTCTTGTTATAGTCGAAATCAGGACCTTTCTCTCTTGCAGTAAGCCATTCTTATACCGCTTGAGCTTAGGATCTTTAGGATCTTTAAGTCTAGGATTATCTAGCTCTTTGTTTATCTTCCTTAATTCTTCAGCCTTATCCGCTATCATATCATCCCACATATAAGAAAAACGCATTTGGTTGTAAAGAACAGGGAAAGATGCTCTACCTTCACTGGGAGCATCATCATTTCTAGCATTAAATACATAAGGTTTAAGAATACTATATCTAGTTGCATTATTATAAAGTTGCAAAATTAATTGTTGTCGCTCTTTATGTAAGTCAGACCACTGAGTAACTTTGCCAGTCTTTCTATCAATTCTCTTGAACTTGGTAGGATCTGGACCGAAGAATAGTCTATCTACATCCTCATCTGTCCATCCTTTTGGGACTAAACTTTTTAACTGAGCATGCTGTTCCTTCTCACTTTCTGCAAATTCTTTCTGTAGAAATTCCCAAACATTCTTATGTAATGCTGCATATTTTTCAGACTCTTCTTTAAATTTCCTTATCATAGTCCTATTCATAGGAACATGAAGATTTTTGCCTGTCTTCTGATCTATACTATAATCTTCTATTGATATATAATTACTAAATTCATATTTTGGTGCATTAACTTGCGATTCTTCAGCTGATTTGTCCCACAGAATAAGATTACCTTCCTCATCACGTGTAGCTCCATGCAACATAGCAATAGTCATATTACCATCATCATCAATCTTTATTCTACGATTACCAAGATCATCCCTTACATTATACCATACAAATCTATCATAAAGAATTCTTTTAGATTGAGCCATTCCTAGCTTGGATAAACTTGGATCAGTAGCTAGTTTTTCAATATTCTCTATTATCTGATCTATCCCATACTTTCTTAGTATCTTTTTCCCAGTTGAGCTTGTTACATAGTCTTTATGGGTAGGATCTGCTCCAGAGAATCTTTGAAGCAGGCTGGCTAGTGCTCTAGGGAACTTCTTAACTGCCTCATGCATTGCAAATAAAGCCCCAGAAGATTCTTTCCTAGTCATAGTCCTTGACGTAGTCACCTGAACATCAAGAGGTCCAAATAGTCCCCAAAGCCATGATTTTCCTATATTCTCTCCCATGCCATGACGAATAAGTCCTTTTAATTCATTCACTATATTTCTCAAAACATTCTCAGGCAAACTCGCCAAGTCGATTTCTAATTTATTTTTATCTCTCTTCCATTCAATCTCAGGAGTATCACGCTCTTCTTTAGCCTTACCACTTGGATCTCCATGTTCCATTGCGGTATACTGCATTCTTATAAAGTGCTTCATAATATCCTCTAATCCAGGATTCTTTTCTATTAGCATACCATATTCGAGAGCTAACACTTTTACCTTCTCTACTTTGCCCCATTCGTCTTTAATTGCCTTTTTAATATGTTTTTGATTAATAGGAGAATCTTTACTCCTAACCATCTTTAGTATTCTTTGCATAACTTTGGAAGACCAGGAAGACATAGGTCTTGTTGTATCTAGTCCAAAGAGTTCACTCTCTCTACGATCCTGATCTGCATAGAGTCCTATAACATCCATATGATCTTTACATATCGTCTTAGCCATTATAAACAGTTCTTTGCTATAAATGTAAGAAATCCAGTATGTCTAGAGTTAGCTTTTATAACATCATCTCTAATATTTTCTGGAGATAACAATCTATCATTATATTTTTTGAAATACGATCTCATTACCCTGTGATCGAGAAGGCTTATACCATTTTTCCTTTTACTCATAGGGGGTAAGTTAAGAGGATAATGCACTTGTTTACCAGTCAATCTTTTAACTCCCTCTAGGAATGTAAAGGTAGCTACTTTCTTAGCATTATCAGAAAGAGCATTAAATCTTTTAGAATATGTTTCAGCAAAGTCAACCATCTTTTCATTATGCGACCATCCTAAAAATCCTATCTCTACTCCAGCATCTGCAAGCTCATCATACATATCATACAGATCTTGTCCCATATCTTGACCATAATATAAACCTTTATCAGATTCAACAATATCTTCTTTCAAGTTCTGTATCTTTTGAATTGCTACATCGTGAGCATCCTGATGTCGTGCCATATTAAATGAAAAAGGACTACCCTCTTCTCCAGTCCTAGCCATATCATTATACATAATTGCAGGCTGTACTGCTGCTGCTTCCTGATTAGATAAGCCTTCTTTGAAATTTATCTCGCTAACATATAACTCAGGGTATCTTTCAGCTATCTTATTTCTAATAAATCCTTCACGATCTTGTGTATAGGATAGATAGAATCCACTTTTCTCTATCATTGTTTTAAGACCCCATATTCCTAGGTCAGAGTCTTTACCCTTCCTTATCTGACCATTTAGACCATGTATATCCACCACTATCTTTATCGCTTTCCATTGAGTAGGTGTAATGTCCTCTTTATCTTCAGTTATAAATAGACTTCTTCTCAATTTTTCATTACTATAATCCCACTTATCAAGCAACATATATTTACCATTATCTACAGCTGCCTGTAAATAAATTCTCAGATAATCGCTCATTGTATACTTGCTACCAGCTTTGAAGTTATCTGTACTTTGTAACGATCCAGGAGATCTTAATCCAATCTTAACTCCCTCTATCTTCATAGAAAATTCTCTATCTAATAGCTGGCCATAAATACGCTGTGTCTTAGCAATTTCAGGTATTGCATTTTTACCTCTCATTAGTGCAGATGTTAATGCTGCCATATCTTTAATACTTGAGAACTTATATTCTCTAGGTTTCTTAGGTAGAAAATCATCAAGGTTGATAGCTTTTAACTGTTGCCTAATTTCATCAGACTCATAATATTCTCTATATAATCTTGTCAGCTCGTCAGGTAATGCAACCATATTAAATGTATCACCATCTCCATCAGCTTCATAATTAACTTTTATATCTAGATAATGCATAAATACAACATCTAAGCTATCATGTATACTGTGAACTCTTACCATTCCAGCACCATGTACATACGAAGTAGGAGATCTAAAACCTAATAGATATACATCAGGAGTATTCTCATCAGCAAGCCATTCATTAATATCTTCCATGCTAGCACTTTTCTTAGCTTCCTTAAAAGAAATACCTTTATCCTTAGCATAAGATTCATATATAGTACTAGCATTTTTCTTTGAAGGACTTACTTCATTACGATCTAATATTCCCTGTATATCTGACTGCATCTTCTCAGAAATGCCTTTTTGATTAGCTACTTGAACTGCAGGGATAACACCTTTTTTCTGCATTAATACATCAAGGAATTGTGCACCTGAATAATGTAAGCCCATACCTACTTCAAAGGAATCTGCTGTGGGATCATCAATAGATTCAGTATCTCTATTGCGTATATGATTTGCAAAGCTAGCAATATTATCTATCACTTTACCTCTCGACTTATTAAATACATTACGAATTTGTTCATGCATTTTTGGTATATAATAATCACTCCAAGCTTGCTGTAATGCTTCATCCCTAACATAATTATGATGTTGATCTGGATATGGAGTCTTATCTTTTCGTCCTTCAGTACTATAAATAAAGCCTAGAGATTCACCTTGAACTTCAAATGTCTCTCCACTTTTAGCAAACTCACCAAATGAATCGGTAGTAACCTTTGCTTCATCACTTGTAAGAAGATGATCAATAAGCTCCATCTCCTCTGGACTAGCCACTTTACGAACTAATTGTTTAAGCAATCCTTCTTTAGAACTAATGAACTCTAATTGATCATTAATTGATGGTAGGCTTAATTCCTTGAATTTAGGGACCTCTAAGACACTATTTACTGCAGATGTCAGTCTACCTATGTTATCTGCAGTTTCGTCCGTAAAGGCATCAATAAGGCGCTTAGAATCGGCTCCTATGAGATCATTGTCTTTCAGATACTTATCAAGGCTAGTTTTGGTCCATGCTTTAGGTTTATTAAATGCATAAATATCACCATCACGAAGTTCACCTATCAGCTTCTCATTTTCCTGACCATAGTTCTCATAAATTAAAGCATTTCCTTGTGGTTGAAACATTAAATGCTTAACCATCAAAGTACCTAATTCATTATTTTCATATATTACATTCTTAGAAATTCGACTATTTGCACCTTCTCCCCATAGTTTAGCTGAATCTTTAAAGAACTGTTTAGATGTAGGAGTACCGCCATCACCCTTATAGATACCAGTTTCAGTAGCTTTAACAACTCGATCTGGATAGACATATACAAGATTATCTTTATTAACAATCTTTACTTTAACAGGACGAAAATCTTTTAACTGTATAGTAGGAGTCATTGGTATCTTCATGCGCTTAAACACATTAGGCATCCCACCAGGATCATCTAGGAACTTAGGATAATGCCTCTTAATAGCTTCATATCTAGCTACATTAGCTGCAGATAGGTTAACAGGATCTAATACTATATCTCCAGTCCCATCAGGATTAGGAAAAGTATGCTTTAGACTAGGATCCAATATGTAATTCCCAATATCTTCTTTAGACATACCTTCATTCTTCCAGTACTCTCTTAATTTTTTAACATCTTTTGCTAGCTCTTTATGTTCAGGATTGATCTTTGTGAATGCAATTTTACCCTCACCCTTTACAAAGGAAAAAGCATAGAGACCCTTATTTGCTTCAGAGTAATGCAGTGTTAATACTTCATTTGTAGTGATAGGCTGATATCTACTATTTGTTTCTACAATGCTATGGTCTAGTATATCTGCCGTTATTTTTCTATCGTAAATATCTCTAGGAGATATCCAGACAAGATCTCTATCAGTAACAGCTGACAGTGAGGTTGCATAACTAGGATTAGTCTTCTTAAGGATCTTATTTTTTTCTTTCTTAATCTGTATCCTAGGTATTCCATGAGTAGGGAGTATAACTTCAGCATTAACTTGATCATTCTTAGAAGGATCATTCTGATTAGTTCTATCCATATTATGCAGTCTATAGTAATTATTCCTAAGAGCATTACGTATTCCAGGAGTAAGAACTTCAGGTCTAATACCAGGAGTTATAATATTACCCTTATTATCTTTAACTGTAGTAAACTCTTCGATAGTAGCATCTATTGCTTCATCAGCATTAGCATAATTACCTATAATTTGCTGTGTATGCCATGCTTTCTCGGTCTCCTTAAATATCCTAATACCTAATGCATGATTAATCTTTGCATTGATATTATTAAAGTTTCTATAGTCACTAGTTCCTTCTATGTCAGCTAACCCTTCTCTGGTCTCACTGATATCAACTTCCTGAACCTCATCAATCTCTTTCTCATTAGCAAAACGATTGCCCTTTACTTCCTTGATATCATCTATGACAGGAGCTTTTGGCTCAACAATTTCTGGAGCTTCTTGTTGGCGAATTAAGTCCCTTCCAAACTTTAGATGAGCAACTTCAGCCCCAGCTCGCATATACTTGCTAGCACTATCCTTGCCCTCCCTAATTTTATTAAGCTGTTCTTTTTGTATTTTAGTTAGTTCAACCCGCTTACCATCAACAATAGCATGTATGTCATCAAAAGATTTTGCTGCAGGAAATTGTACTCTTTCTATAGGTCCTAGATACTCTGCTAATTTTGCTTCTGCTTCCTCTTCTGTAAGTCCAGTTGGAGCTTCATCTTTAACTAAATATTTTGCAGGGATACCACCTAAGAACATATTTATCTGTTCATCACCTTCTAATCCAAGCTCTTTAGCCTTCTGCTCATACCATTTCCTAGGTACTTTAAACTTTAGCATCTTATCCTGTTTTCCACCTTGCCCTTTAGCATCTTCTCTCTTTCTTGCTGCCCACACTCCACGTTGCCCAAACTTTTCCATTATTGCCCTAGCATCATTATTATCAGCAGGAGAAACAATATTGCCATCTATCACTATATTTTCCTTATCTACAGGAACAGCCCTATACAGGGTAATCATTTCACCCTCTTCAGCTGGAGCTTCTTTAGATACAACAGGTAAGTCTAATCTCATTTTACTATGTGGTTCTAATAACTCTCCAGTCTCAGGATCACGATAATCCTCAGTTACTCCAGTATGATAAAAGCCCTGCTTTTCCCAGAAGCCTTCTGATCCTGGCTGTGCTATAATTTCCATATGATCATGACCTTTTGCTAAAAATTCTTTCTTCTTAGCATTTACAAATCTCGTACCCAGACCACTAAACTTCTTGTCAACATCAGGAATACGTACATCTCCAAGTTAAAATATTGTTTTGCACCAGGAGTAGTATAGAAAAGACCCTCCTTCTGAAGCTGTTGTATCTCCTCAGCAGATTCTACAAGCATAACACGCTTTTCCTCATTAGTAATGGGTACTGGAGGTATAATTGGTTGTTGCCTCTCTTTAGCTGGAGCTTCTTCTGGAAGAGGTTTTACTGGATACTTTGCAATTTGCTCAGGGGTAGCTGCAGGCATAGAATCTTTCCACACCTTACTTGCTGTATATACAGTTTGATCTTCTTTGCTCCATAAATATACTTCTTGATCTTTTTTGCTCCATAAATATTCCTCTTCAGCTGGAGCCTTCTCTATCTCAGAAATAAGACTAGCCCTCTCTTCAGAGGTCATATCATCTATACGTTCTTGACCTGTAACTTTCTTGGAAAGAGCCATAAAGTCTGCATCATCATCCCATGCCATACCAACTGCTTCCGCTGCTTTATGAACATCTTCAGGGGTTACTTCAGCTGGAGCTTTCTTCTTAAATAGATCTTTAGGAGCTTCTCTTTCTACCACCTCTCCTGGCTCAGGTTCTTCTTCTATTACGGTAACAGGAGGAACTTCTTCTGTTGGTTCTACTACTGCTTCTGGAGCTACCTCTTCAACAGGAGGAGCTTCTTCAGCAGGTGGAGTCCAAGCTTCTTCAACACCCTGAAATCTTCACCTAATCTTTCTTCAATTGCTTCTAATGCAAGGTCTCTATCGGGTATATCCTCAAAAGCTCCAGGATCGTCTGTTACAATATCTTCTAATGCACCTTTCCAGTTAGCTTCTATCTCAGGATCAGTTTGTATGTCTGAAGGAGAACCAAACTCTTCTTCTATAGCATCCATTGCAACTTGAGTATTTAGACTAAGATTATCTAGATTTTGTCCTGTAAATGAACGCATTATCAATTCATTCTTAGAGAGATCTTCCTCAACAAGTTTAGCTTCTACAGTAATACCCTCTTCTTCAACATCTAGTGGTGGAGGACGTTCACCTACAAAGGATACGCCAAGCTCATCCTCTCTTTCGAGTACTCTTCTCTGTCTAGCAATTAAGCCTTGGCCACCAACAGCCAATGGTCCCATTAATACACCCATAGATCCACCTGCATGTGCAGCTGATATTGCTTGTGGAGAAGTAGCCTGTTTTATAAACTCTTCAAATGCTGTTTCTTCTGTATCTCCATAACCACTTTTATATGCAAACTGAGAAAGGGTTTGAACCATATGTTGTGCCCACTCCTGTCCTCCTTCAGCAAGTCCCTGCTGAATAGCGCCCTTGCCAATTCTAGCCACACCCCTAGCTATCTTACTATCTTTTAAGAATGAATCAGCAACACGTTTTATAATTTTAGAATTAGCTTGCTTCTTAGCAGCACTAGTAAATAATTGATTCTTAAACATTCCATAAGGCATATACTCTATAATACCATTGATAGTACCAACTATAGCAGCAGATGCAGTTGCAATCTCCTGTGCCTGCATAGGATCCATACCTTTCTCATCTACAAGATAACTCATAGCTTCTGAATATTCTCCAGCAGCTTCATATACTCCCATAGAAAACATAGTACCTGCTGTCCTAGCTCTATCTACTGTTTTAGCTAATTTCGCAAACTCACCAACATCCTCAGCCACATCAATACCCCTGGCAACCTTTCTTGCTCCTTTTATACCTCTATATACATCTAAGAACTTCTTACCAGCCTTTGCCTTTGTAACTAAGGCTCCCACACCACCTGTAATAGGAATTAGCAGTAAATCTGTAACAATCATAGTAACCATAGAAGGAGCAGCTTGAGCTAGACTTCTCTGGAAGATCTCCAAATGCCACCAGTTATCTAATGTGATAGGTTCTTCCTCAATCCATTTCAAGTATCCTGCTATTTCAGGATTTTCTGTAAGATAATTTCTTGTCCATTCAGCAGATTCAGCTCGCATTTCTTCAGACCAAGCACCTAGATTTTGACTAATAGGGATGCCTGCCATATTAGTAGCAACCGCCATAGATCCAACAAACCATTCTGGTATTCCAGACATTTGTTCTCGAAATTGATAATACATAAACGACAAATCTCCAGATCTATCTTCTGCAGTAGGTTCATATAGATGTTCCCAATCAGATACATAGTCTTTGAGTGCTGGCTCTAAGTTGATAAAGCGTTTAGCTAAATCTTCATTAGTCCATACATCTATATCATACATGCCTGGATATTGTGCTCGGAGAGTTTTTGCTAGGTCATTGTAAGTTAATGGCATTGCTAGTTACTTTTTTTGGAATCCTGCTAGATTAATACCTCGGCTCTTCTTATAACTTAATAATTCGTTTCTCTCGTCCTCATTCATCTGGAGCTTTATAGCATCCTGCCTTTCCTTTGGAAAAGATAAAAATTCTGCCATCTGATCATTGCTAAATATAGAGCCTTTGTTTACAACAGTCTCAACTAATTCAGTAGAACCAGTAATGCTAGTTTTAAGATCTGTAAGCAAGTTTAAAGTAGCATTATAATCATCCTTATCTTCAATATAATTTAAAGATTCTAATATAGGCTGTATCTTCAATTGATATTCTTTAGATAATATTTGATGATAACTAGAATCAACTACAGATTCAGCATATTCATCAGCTTTATTGAAAATCTCAGATTGAATCTTTTTACTACTAGTTATTTGAGATATATCTCCTTCTACCTCAGGAAACTGAGACTGAAGAAAGAACCTTTTTTCTTGAAGCTTAATTCCAGCCCTTCTAGCTTCTGGTTGGCTACTAACATATTCCTCAAAAGTACCTGGATGTTGAATTTTTTCTTTATAGTAAGGGTCATGCATCATAGAATTATATTCATTAGGATCTCCTGATGGTAGATCTCCAGGTAGAGCTCCTGCTAGATAATTAGGGACATCTCTTTTAGCTGGAGGGGTAAAGATAGCTGCTTGTTCTGGGCTAAGATTTGATACAATATCACCTAAGCTCTCAAAAGAACCACCTTCATCTGCTGGTCCGATTAAACTGCCCATTAATGCATCCAAGGCTGCTACCTGATCTGGAGTAATTCCTTTTTGTTCCTCAAATATATCACCACCAGCACTTATAACACGTTCTGGATCTTGCATGCCCTGTATTAATTCTTCTGGATTGATAGTAAAATTAGCCATTACTTAGTCCCCCTTGATTGTCTGCTATTATTAAGCCAAGGATCTATTCCTGTTCCAGTTATCTTAGAAATTCCTAGTCCTTCTAATAGTTTCGATATACCTCCACCTGACTTTCCTGACCATTTAGATGTAAGATTATACATATCTATAGTAGTACGAAAAACCTGAATAGCAGCTTTCTCTTGTGCATTACTTCCGTCCCAACCAAAACTATTCCGTATCAAATCATCCTTACCGATCACTTTCTCTATTTCTGGATCAATGAGCATTTTTCCAACAGCAGTTGTTCTTTTTTGAGCCTCTGTTCCAACAGCTTGTGAAAAATACTTTGCATATTTCTTTCTAATTGACCTGTCTGTATTATCGCCAGCAGTTTTAGTAAACCAATTTTCAAGAGTTTTCTCTATATTTGCTTTATGTGAATCTACATTTAATAGAAAACCACCTTGCTTGAAATCTTGCCCAGCCCCCCAAGCAAGAGTTGCCTTGAATTTGTCACTAGTTCTAGTAATTTGATCTTGGATTTCATCCATATAAGTTCGCCCCTTAAGGTCAGCATCTTCTTGATCTTGTTCTAGTAAATCTGCTTCAGTTGGATCTGTAGATTTTAAATCCTCAGATGCTATAATATGCTTCTGCATAGCAGGGATATTCCCTAACTTATGAGCTATTTTAGCCTGTCTACGCTCACTTCTAACCGTATCACTAATATTAGGATCTTCTTGATATCCTGGTGTAGTTTTATCAAAGTCCCACTGAATCTGCATAATATTTATAGCAGTATTTAAATCCTTTTGCTTTCGCTGTTCCTCTCTAACTTCAGGTTCTGTAAGCCTATTGATGGCTCCTTCTACTAAGGACTTAGGGAACTCTGTGACACCTAGCTGTTCTAATAATTCAGGATTAGCCTTTTTATATGCAATTAACTCATCTGCATCAATAAGACTATTAAAATCTGTATCCATCTCCATAGCATATTTAGCTCCCAAGCCAGCTAACTTAAGTTCATCATCATACCTTGAATCCATATCTTCTAACTGATTAATCTTCTGATTTACTATATTCATATAATTACCTGCTACCTGTGGTCCTGCAGATGTAACAGATTCAGGAGAAGCAGATGCTAACTTATTAAATGCTATATCAAATGAAAGTCCTTTTGCCTGAGCAATCTCCTTAGACTTTAAAAGACTTTTATGAAGTAGCTGTTTAGTATCCAATAAATCCTTTAGATATAACTGTGATTCTCTAAACTGTCTATCTTTTTCCTTTTCCTGTCGCTGATAGTCAAGCTGATTTTGTAATTGCATAAAGGAGAGTACCGTATTTGGTAAACTTGCAAAGAAGTCTCCCCATGGGCTTTCTTCCACTACTATTCTTGGCTTATTTCCATAAGTTACTGCCATGTCATATCTCCTTTATTTAACCAAATTTATCCATGTTTGTTAAGTTATCCCAGAACTCTTCTGCAGCCCCTTGGAAGAAAGTACTCTTGGAGCTTGCTAACTGAGTCTGCAATCCTTTCTGTTGGTTTAGATAGTCACCCATTACTCCCTTTGTTGCCTTTGTCTTTGCATAATCAATTGATCCACTAGACTCTAATCCAGAAGCTTGCTGAAGCTGCTCTGTCTGTCCGTATATATCTCCTAAGCTTGATCCAGTCTGTAGACTTAATGCTTGTGTTCCTGTGCTATATATATCCTGTGCAAAACCAAGTTCATCCATATTAATATTAGACTCAAAATATTCTAATTTGTTTTCAGGGACTCCAATTTGCTTCAAATACTCTACCTGAGTACCTGCCATTAGTGCCTGTTTATAAGCTTCCTTATCAAAATTCTCTTCAATAGTACCACTATTTGAGAAGATTCCTGAGCCTGAACTAACATAATAACCATTATCGACAACATCTTGTGTATTTTGCTGGACAATGTCATCACCTTGTGTAGTTATATCAGGAACATAAAGATCTGCTTGAGTTGGAACTGTTGGTTCATGGCCATAATATTCAAGCATTCCAGTCATAGGATTCCTAGTTCCAG